ATTTTACTTATTTTTTCATCTACGTCATCTACTTCATCTACTTCGTCTTCATCATCTTCGTCTTCTTCGTCCTCTTCTTCTAATACAATATCCTCTCCATTTGTTATTTTACCTTTATATATGTAAGGTTCTGTATATTCTGATGGTATATCAATTTCTTCTGTATTAATTCTAAGTTGGACGCCCATCGCTTCAAATTCCTGTATCAATAATTTAAAAGCATATGGAGTTCTAACAATTGATATATCGTCATTATTGCAATTTTTACATTCATTTATATTTGACGCTATGTTAAGTGCTACAAGTGTTCCGCAGTTTTTGCAAGCTGCCCACGCATATTTATCTGAACGTTCCATCATACTTTCTTGTAAAAACATAGAAATACCATGACTTAATAAAGTATCACGTTCCATTTCACCGATTCGCAATCCACCGCCATTTCTTCTACCTTCTGTTGGTTGTCTTGTTAACCCTGTAACTTTTCCTGTTCCTCGTGAGTTAATTTTTTCTGCAACCATATGTTTTAAACGAAAATAATAAGTAGGACCTATAAATATTTCTGTTTCTATCTGTTTACCTGTAAAACCATTGTATAATATTTCATTCCCGTGTTTATTAAAAGCATTATCTTCTAATCTTTTATATACTGATTCGTTATCAATTGGTATAAATACAGTTGCATCTCCTAGAATACCTTCTATACAACACAATTTGGCAAATATACATTCTACTAAATGACCGATTGTCATACGCGAAGGAATAGCATGTGGATTTATTATTATATCAGGTTTGACACCATCTTTTGTATAAGGCATATTTTCTTCAGGTATTATCATACCAATAACGCCCTTTTGACCATGTCGCGAAGCATGCTTATCCCCAAATTCAGGTTTTTTAATTTTTAAAAATTTAACTTTACAAATAATAGAATCTTCTCCAGATAATTTATTAGATATATATACGTCATCTACTTTTCCATATAATGAATTATCTGTACTTATAGAAACATCCTTGTATATCGTTTTTTTCTTCTGTATTGTGAAAACCCCTTCTTTGTGCTCGTAATATATTTCCTTTACGTTTAACATACCAACAATTATAACCTCTTGACCTTGTGGTATATATGTTCCCTTCTTAATAAAACCATTATCATCTATATATGAATAATCCTTATTTTTAATTCCTACTAATTCGTCGTATTTACCTAGTTTATCTTTTATTTTTGTAGGATTTCCAAAAATTATTCTTTCATAAGCAGAAACTATTTTACTAGTTGCAGTTATTGATTTATAATAAGATAAATAGTTTAAACCTCTATTTATTGCCCCCTTGTTTATCATAATACTATCTTCTTGATTAAACCCAGAATAAGTCATAATAGCGACAATTGTATTATATCCGTTCGCCATATAATCACTTGAAGTATATTGTGCAATTCGTGTATTTATAATTGCTCTTTGCGGATAATGCAATACATAACTCATAGTATCAAATCTTTTATTAAAATTTGTAGCGTATATTCCAATCGCTTGTTTAGATTGCGCCGCGTGGAATACATTACGCGCCGCTTGATTATGATTACACATAGGTATATTACCTGTAACTACACTAAATATAGTTGAAGGATGTATTTCTAAATGTGTATGATAAGATGTAATCTCTTCTTTGTTCATTGCAATTAATACTGTATCAGTTTCTTCGTTATCTAGATATTCTATACACGCTCCACTTTCTTCTAATTGTTTTAATATGTTATTATAAATTTTTCTATAATTATCATTATGTTCAGTAAGAGATGTATCACTATCTTTCTTCTTTTTACCCCCTCCGCCTATATTAAAAATTGCTCCTCCTAATTTTTCAATAGTAGAAGAATCATCTGTTTTTATTGGATTATTATAAATATCTCTATAATAATAATCGTCATTCTTATCTTCATCCGCTAATTTATTGAACCTTCCATTTAACATATCAAACCAGTTTGTACAATTATTTTGATATGCAATTATTTCATTTTCGTCGGATTTATTTTTTCTTAATATAAGAAGAGGTCTGCAAGGTCTTCCCGCTTCTGTAAATATTCTAATTTCATTACTAGGAATATTCCATGATATAGATATTAATATATTAATTAAACCATTTCTTCTATATGCTTTTAATAATCTTGTTACAAATATAGGGTCTCCTGTATATCCGAATAATGTCCCATTTAAAAATACTCTTGTAATATTCTTATTAATTAATAAATTACATTTATTCAAAGCAATAATTCCAATGTCTAATAAACATTTTTTGATATTATTGACATTTAATCCTGCTGTTATTTTTGTTAATAATGATAAATTTTTAAGATATCCAATTGATGCGCCATCAGGACTTTCAAAAGGACACATCATACCCCATTGTTGTGAATGTAATCTATGAGGACTTGTTATCTTAACACTTCTATCTATAGGAATATTTACACGTCTTAAATGTGATAAATATCCAATATAACTAATTCTAGATAAATCCTGAACTATTCCTAATTCAGGGTCGCTATTATTAATCAATCCCCATCTCCCTTTTAAAGATTTTCCAAATGTTTGTGTAATTATTAAAGAATCTACAATTTTATAAATATTATTATTATTTACAATATTTGTATAATTACCTTTTTCTTTATAAGAACCATAATAATATTCATTATCTATTTTAATTCTTATGTTATCTCTCAATTTTATATAAGATTCTTGAAATAACTCTGTAAGTTTAAAACCACTAATATCAACGCGTTTATATATATAACTATCTCTGTCGCTTAGAGGTATAGTCCCTATCACAGTTTTTATAAATTGTAATATTAAATATCCTAAATACTTGCCCTTATTATCTAATTCGTCAATATTAGGAAATATTTCAGTCATTATAACCGATTTGACATGCTCTATGCTACCATATTTAACTCTGTGTTTCAAATAATTTAACGCATCGTTTTGTGTATAAACGTATATTTTCTCATCTTTAAAAGTATAAAATGAACTGATAATACTAGGACGTATAAAATTATCAAAATACTCTTTTTCATCGCTGTCAAGTTCATCGCCAAAAATATAATTATATATTTCTTTATCGGTTTCTATCCCTAATGCCCTAAATAAAATAAATAGTGGTATTTTTTCACTAAATGAAGGTAGAGATGCTAATATAGAACCATATCTATATCCTTTACCAGTCATATATTTAAAATCCACTTCATCTTCTCTGTATAGACCATTTTTTAATGTAGGAGTATCTACGTAATAAAACTCTATGTTAAATGGTTTAACAGAACCTTTGTCTGAAATACATCTTATTACACCTTTGTAACTGAAACCATTTATATCATCGTCTTTTAGTTTGCTTGTAAATAATTTATTAGTTACAATATTTTCTTGAGCTATTATAACTTTTTCCTTCCCATCTATTATAAAATAACCTCCTGTATCATAAGGACATTCACCTAATAATTTTAATATATCAGAACCATTATTTTTTAATAAACAAATATCGCTGTGAAGCATTATTGGAATACTTCCGATAGCAATATTATTAAATTCAATATTATTCACGACATTTTTATCATCTGTTATTTTTACAATTATTTTAGCAAAAATATGTGTCTCGTATGTTAAATTTTTCATTCTTGCATCATTGGGTGTTATTAATTTAGGAGCACCATTTTCAAAACTAATAGGTCTATCAACATATATATTATCACCTTCTTCTCCTCCTACAAATATTTCAACTTTAACAATCAAATTTTTACTGATGTCATCTAATTTAATCATAGTAATTGGGTTATTTAATTTTATAATCTCTGGTATTTTAATTTTTACAAAATTTCTATAACTATCTAAATGATGACCTGTAAATGGATATTTATGATCTTTAAAATATAAATCTAATATATTCCATTCATTATTAATCATTCTTCTAATATTATATATTATTATATATTATTATATATTATTACGCCAACAGAAAAAGAGATATACATAAACTTGACAAATTCTAGTAATTTTAACTATATTTTATTTCTTCAAACCCCATTCCGTATATTAATAAGTTTCCGGGATTATTTTCATCTAATATTATACTATATGGATTTAAAGACAAGTTTTTTATTTTTATTGTTTTTGATTGCGCATCTCCGCTACTATTAAAATGCAAAACACCAGATGTATCAAAATTAACGTTTTTTTTATTTTCATTAATAATTTCTATATTTGATAAATAAGGTATATCAGAAATTTTAGCATCACTATTCTCATCATATATTTCTAATTTTCCTTCATTGCTAAATTTCATATAATGCCTATTATTTAATGATTTAAATTTAATTATTTTATTTTCTGTTTTATCCTTTGATACGTATTTAATATCTTCAAAATCAAAAGTTTTACCTTCATTAAGAACATATTGGTTATTTAAAAGTTTGTCTCCCCAAGGCATATAATGAAAATTAACTTTATTTGCAAATACATCACTAGAAGGGTTTAATTTAAACATCTTATAATTTATTTCTTGTATTCCAGGAAATGATGTTGCATTTCTTATTTGAAAGTCTTCTGTTATTTGCCTATTATATCCATTATCTATATATTTAATGTATTCTTCTTTTAATGAAGAAGCAAGAGCGTACGTTTTAATTTGTTTTAATTCTTCAGGATCAATCACTTCATCTTCGTACGCAGAACTATTTTCATCTCCTCCCTTTCTTTCTTCTAATGTTCTTTTTAATGTATCATTATATCTATTTTGCATTTCGTGGTCTCCACCATCCCAAGGTTTTACATGATAAATATTATATACTTTTACTTTCATATTTTTATCATAACTTTCATGTTGCAAACATTTTGTAGGTAGAAAAAATGTAGATACCATTGTACTTATATCTTCTTTAGCATCAGATACACACCCATAATCTTCGCATATATTGTCAGTTAGTGTTTTATATACATTATTTTTTTTTTTTACATTACCAATTATTCTTAAAAAATATGAACGCGGATGCGTCATTAATTCCATCCATTTATTTTGATTTGTATATGCTTCTAATGAGGGATAATATGTATAATCGGTGACATTATTCATAAGATTTGGAACATATATTATAACATTAATTTTTCCTTGAAATGTATATCTTTCTTGAAAAGTTTTAGAATAATCGTTATTATCTTTAATAAATTTAGCATATAGTAAAAAATCCTTATCTTTTTCTAATAGTTTCGCTATAGATACATATATTGGAAGAGGTATAGCATTATTGTATGGAACCTGTATCTTTGATCTTATTTCTTGTAATTTTTGTACTATTCCATTCTCTAGATTTTCTGCATTTTCTGTAAATTCTACACAGCACATATTTTTATTTATATGTTCCTTATCATTATATTGTTGCATTGTCATATTGATACATCTAACTTCTTTTAAAATTTTTGAAGTTTGTTTAGAAAGTATATTATTTAATTTTGCACGATCATATTTTTTATAAATAAGCATTTATTATTATTATATTTTATATGGATATAAATAATTATATAGATTTATGTGTTATAAATAATTCTCATTATGATATATCATTTGTTGTATATAAAATATTAAAGGATAAATATAGATATGTTAAGAATAATTCTTGGGAATATCTGGATAAGAATAATAATTGGGTTCGTGATATAAAACAAACAAATCTAATATATTCTATTAAAACAGATGTGTATAAATATTTTATAAAAAGGTCCATAGAATGGAATGAAAATAAAATTTTAATTAACAATGATATATTAAATAACAATATAATGTCTTCTAAAATATTAATAATTTCTTCAAAACTTAAAGAAAATAAATATATATCCGCAATTATAAAAGAAAGCCAACAATTTTTCATATAAAATGAATATGCAATACAAGAATGATAATTTAATTAATGCTAATGAATATGAATTATATAAAATAATTAAGAAAAATTATAAATTTAATAGAGAAGATTGTTATATATCTGATATCAATAAGGATATATTTAATAATTTTAAAAAATTATTAAAAAACGATAACTATTTTGATTGGAATTTTTCTATAAATTATTCAAATAATTGCAGATATTCTTATTATATAAATTATAAAAATATAAACTTTTATATTTTAATGAACACTCGTATAACAAAAAAAATTATTAAACATCTATGCAATTGCATATACAGAGTGTATTTAGTAAAACTCCTATATAATATTAAACCAAGTGAAAATATAAATTATTATATATTACTAAATCCGCTAAAAAGAAAACTTCCGAATAAAAAATCCGATATTATAAGTGCTAAAAATATTAATGGTGGATTTACATATATAAATTCAAATAATATATATATAATTCGTAAAGAAGATTATGAAAAAGTTATAATACACGAATTATTACATCATAATAATATTATACATCACGAAGATTGGAAAGAAAAAAATATTAAAATATTAAAAAAATTATGTAATATTGCAAATGATCAGGTATTTATTCCAAACGAAGCAATTATAGAGACCTTTGCAATAATATTAAATGTTATATTCACATCAATAGAAAATAATTTATCATTTAAGAAATTATTAAAAGAAGACAAAAAACATAACATTATAATTGTTAAGAAAATTATAGATAAACAGGATAATAAATTATGGAGAGAAAATACTCATTGTTATTGTTATATAGTTTTAAGAGCAGTATTTTATATATATTTTAAGGATTTTATAAAAACTTACGTTGGTAAAAATGATGATTATATTACCATATTTATTTGTAAATATTTTCCGAAAATTATGAATAAAATTAAAAAGGTTTCAAACATTAAAAAGGACAAATTTATTAAACAGACAATATTCAATAATTTTTAGATATAAATAATAATAATAATATAATATTTAAAGGATGTCTATAGAAGATATTAACTATTTAAAAAATAATAGTATAAAACAACATTATACATTTTTAATTGATAGTGCAGATAGAGATAGAGATAAATATCCTAATCCTAATAAATATACTATAGATTTTAGTGTACCTTTCAAAAATGTTATTGGTATGGAAATCATAGATTCAAGTATTCCTCGTACTATGTATAATATTGATTATGAAAATAACGAACTTTATTACTATATTGGTAAAAATACAGAAGATATTAACATAACTCGGGGTATACTAGAAAAAAACAATGAAACAAATTTAACAATAAATTGTAGTTATTCAACGGAAGGATATGCATTAATAGGTAATAATAATTATTTAGAACTTAATAATAATATTCATTTATACAATATATATAGTAATATAGGAATTGGGGGGGATAATATAGGGATTACTTTTTCATTCAAAATAATGGTACCGCCTAATACATCAAATATAATAAATATGGATGAAAAGTACTATATTTTAAATTTCGGATATTATCACCTACATTTAATAGATGAATTAAAAAAATCATATTCTGGGATATTGGTATATATTAAACGTAACCAAAACCCCCTTTCATCTCTATATGATATATTTTTTACAATGGGTTACGAAGATACTGATAGTGCTATAATAAAAGTAATAGAAGGGGTTAATTTAACATTGGAAAATCATATTTGTTGGAGTATTGCTGAAAATAATGATTGGACAATACATGTATCAACAAAAACAGAAATATATGAAAAAAAAAACAATGATAGATCAATCAATAATGTATTTTATACTGAAAAGAATATAGGAAGGAAATTTATTAAAAATTTTAATGAAGTTACAAAATTTATAGAATTAACTTATATTTATGGTTGGAATAATAATGTTAAATTATATATTAAAGATTTTAAAATTTATAACAAGGTTCTTAGTACAGAAGATGTTGCTTTATGTAAAAATAATACAATGACAACAAAAAATCTGCCAATATGGTATAAATTGTATTCTAATATTAATGAAAATATTAGTAATAGCGGTTACAATATATATATTAATTATACAGATGTATTTGGGAGATTATATATAGAAAAAGGTGATTATTCATTAAAAACATTTTTAACAAAATATGATAAATATGATACATATGAATTAGGATTTAAAAAACATACCGACCCTGCAGAATTGAGTAATCTTATAGATATATATTGTATGCTTCCATTCATTGTAGATATGAAAAGGTCAACGATAAGTGAAAATGTAGGTTTTGATTTACATGCAAATGCTATAGCGGAAAATATAGACAATAGATATGGGTACAAAAACATATATAATTCAAATCAGCAAATGTTAAAAATGTTTCATTCGTTATATAATCCCATTAATGAAAAAAAGGTTATTGATATTGCAATATATGATACTTATAAAGTAACTTCACCCGGGATAGTTTACTTAATTGGTAATAAATATATATTACTTAGATGTCCGGAGATAGAAGAACATTTATTTGCATCATTGTCTTATACAAAATATTCACTAGGATTAGCAAAATTTCGCGTAGATAATATTGGTATTAATACAGAACGTTTAGTTATTACAAAATTACCTGTTAGAGAGTTTCATCCCATAGGTAAATTATCAAGAATAACTCTTATATTTGAAACAATAAAAGGAACTTTATATGATTTTAAAGGCGTAAATCACAATATTACATTTGCGGTTTATTATTTTGAACCTAGACAAAATAAGTTCCCTGAAGGTTCTATATTAAATCCTGAGTACAAAATGAATTATATAGAATATAAATATAACCAACAAGAAATAGAAGGAGATAGTGAAGAAGAAGAAAATGATGAATATTCTCGTGATAATATTGAAGAATATATTGCAAAAGAAAATGAATATAGTGAGGAAGGAATAAACCTAAAAAAATATAGAGAATATTACGAGAATTAAAATTATTAAATAATATATATGCTAATGTGTATACTTCTATGTTTTTCCCGAAGTTTTCTTTAATTCATTAATTATACTATCTACATCATATTGACGTAGAGTACCTTTATTTATTAACCCTTTATATTTTGTTTTTAATGATGAACTTAGTGATTCACACCCATCTATCAAATCTACTATTGTAGTTTTTTGTGTAGGTGATAAATTTATTAGTGGATTTTCTCTATTTGCCATCTCTTTATATTCTTCTTTTGTTGGTATAACTACAAGGGCTTTGTCTGTAGTTTTATATTTACTTCCTCTTTTATCGCTTTTAATTAATATTTCTTTTATTTCGTATAAATTAGTTCCTGCAACAGGTGTATCTTCAAATACAATAGTTGCTTCAGGAATGGTTCCTCCTTCAGGGGCAGTAAATGTTATTTTTGGAGGAGTATTAAAATAATACTTACCCTTATTATCCAAGTTTATTTTGGTAATACCTTCGGCATCATTGACTTCTAGATCCTTTACTACCGCAGCAACAGGTTCTTCTTGTATTTGATTACTTGTTGTATCTTTTGTATCTGTTGTTTCTGTAAATTTTTCCACATTTTTATCATTATAAGCAGTTGATAAACAACCATATAGCAATATAATAAATATTGCTATAGCAAATACCAGAGACATATATGCAAATAAACTTTCATAATCAAACATTTTATCCATTTAATCTGTAATACTAAAAGATTATTATTTTAATATATATTTTTTATTTCCACATATAATATAGATATATATTATGACGGAATTAAATATGTTATATGGTGGAAATGATGATAATTTACTTAATGATAATTTAGATAGCGCATATTCATCGCAAAAATTAAATAAACTATCTGCAAACGATATGTCTCTATATGGAGAAGAAAAAACAACTAAGAGTCAATATAATCCAAACATATCTTTAGCATCTCATGTACAAGGACCTGGTGTTTCTTCTAACAATAATTCTCAAATTCAACAACCTGTTCAATTACAACAGCAACATATACAAGTTCCACAAATACAACATTCGCACAATCAACCATCTGTACAGCAATATTATTTAAATTCTAATTACGATAACCAATCAAAAAATTATAATTCTATGGATAATTCTCATTATACCGCCGCAAATGATAATTATAGAAAAAAAGGAAACGAATATAATTTTTTTGATAGAATGAATATGAAAAAAACAGAAGTTGTAAAACTAGCATTATTTTCACTAGTAATAGTCCTAGGTATTTCAATTGATCGTATGATAACTTATTATTTATCAAAATATATAGGAGACAACATTCTAACAGATTTCCAAGAATTATTATTGCGTCTAAGTTATCCAATTGCAATATTTTTATTACTATGGATCTTTAAAGCATTATAAAAAATATAAAATAGATAACATAGATATGTGAATATTTTTGTTTTTGCAATTTATATCGCCTTCTACATTCTTATTATACACCGACAATATGTAATTAAGTTCTGCTTCATTTTTTGATAATAATTTTATACTTGGTATTACAATCTGTATTTATAATTATTATAAACATTATCCATATCTTCTTTATCATAATCTTCGTAATCTCCACAATCTTCGTAATCTCCATAATATCCATAATCTTCGTAGTTGTATCCTTCAGGTTCAAACTCTGCCTCCATCATATAACGAGGTGCTGACATTGTTTATTGACAGACTGAGATAGATATGGGTATGGGACTTTAATTATATTTGAGATATGCTGTAATGTCAATTTTTATTTAATATTTGTAAAAATATAAAATATAAAAAATATATATTTAATAAAGGTTGTATATAATATGATTGATTACATAGCTAAAATAATAGTTGCGATATTAATATTAATTCTTATTATAGTTCTATTAAATTTTTTTCCTAAATTTATTCTAGTTATTATAATAGCATTATTTTTTGTATTATTCGTAATAAATTTAGAGCAATTAATTAATTATACTTATAGATATGCAATATCAAAAAAGGAAGGAGAAAGTCTGAAAACTTATTGTTCATTAGATAAATATAAAATGTTTGATTATAATATTTTATTTGATACAACCAATTTAACATTATTTATAATATATTTAATATTATTCATATTGTTTTGGACTAATAAAATAGCAAATGATATTAATAATTCTCTAAATACTGAAATAAAAATTTTAGGATTTTATAAATATTATAATAAGGATATTTATAAAAACTACAATTATGAATATGAATGCATATATGCTATTATGTTGTTCATAGCAATATCTACCGCTGTTTATGGATTGAATTTAATTTATTATAATTTTTTGGGATTAAACAAAAAAGAGAATGATGTTATAGATAGCATAGAGAAAATAACAAATTTATTAAAAGAGAATGTAAATCAAACATATTTAGAGTATTATATAAGTGAAATTAATAAACCTACTTCTACATCTACATTTAAGAATCATCAAGATTTTTTTGGAAGATATATTGTTCATATTAGTCAAAACGATACTAATAAAAATAAGGAAGCGTTAGCATTATATAATACAAACCCTAATGAATTTTATTTAAAATCTCATATTACATTTAAATTATTTGAATTTGAAAGTAGAGAAAAGAAGGATGTTAATTTACCTAAATTATTTGAGTCATCTAATTACTGTATTTTTGATATATTAAGCGGTAAAGATATTGAAGACATGTTCCCATCAACTATTAATTATGTTAATCCAATTCGTGATGTTATAAAACTTACTAAAACATTAGATAATAATAAAATTGAAGATAGTTATAAAAATTTTATAGATAAATTAAAAAATAACTATAGTATTATTAAGGCATATGAAAAAGTTAACATATTCTATTATAAATTAGATTTATTATTTACAAAATTTAGTGGAGTTTTTTTCTCTCTTTTTGCAATTGTATTTTTCATAAAAACGGAATTTAAACAAATATTCAAAACCTTTTTTAATATTAATATAGATCCTTTGGAATATACAATAGATAAATATAATAAAATATTTAAATTTATTTTATTAATAATGGTATTATTGTTTATTTCTATTTTATTTAACTCTTAAATAACACATTTTTATTTTTATTATAATTAATTAAATAAAGAATATAATTATACCTATGGATACTGAAGAAAATGTAGAAATGCCTTTTATGTTTTATATAATAAAAACTATTTTATATATTATTGGTTTTGTAATGATTGTTATTACATTTTTATCAATCGTAAATTATTTATTATATATTATTTACTATATTAAAGAGTTAATAATTACAAATGAAAATATATATGACGTACATAGTGTAAGATTAAAAGATATTAATAACTATAGATTAATAAATTATATTAAAATGTTTAATGAAAAAAGAGATGATAATATAATTAAATTTAATAATGAAGGAGATAATTGTTTTGATATAAAAAATTTAAAATTAGAAAAACCTTCTGAAAAAAAAGATGGTGCACCAGTAAATGTATTAGAATACGATTTTAATAAATTATTAAAAAAAAATATAGAATTTAGTACTAAACTAGAGAAAATTATTAAAGAAAAAGAAGATGGTGGCAAAACCTTACAAGATTACATATCATCATTTATTATAAGTTCTGATAATGCTTCTAAAATTGCAGAAATTTGGCCAAAGCAAATAGAATTAGATAAAGATGATTTTAATAAATTAAGTGACCAAGATCAAAAAATACTTTATAGATTCGGTACCCCCGCATAATAACACGCAAGGTTGGTTAAATAATAAAAATATTTTAATACATTAAATAAGACCTTTATATAATGAATTTTTTATTTAATAATGTTGAAGAACATTTTATAAAGGGTCCAGGTACGAAGGATGCAGTCGGTGCTGGTTTTGAAGTTCTTAATAATCAGGTAAAAAAATGTAAAGATAGATTTGGAACATCATCTCAGTGCACTCAAGAAGAGCAAGCAGCAGAAGCAGAAAAAAATAAAATAAGTGGACAAATAGAGTCCAGTGGATCTGCTCAAGAATCTAAATTGTTAGACTTCACTACAAAAAACGATGTTTATGGAATTTATAAATATACTGATAATGAAAATTATTATTTTAAAATAAATGTAAATAAAGCAGGAAATAAATGCAATATAAATTATAAAGATGTTAAAAATATAAATAGTAGTTTATATAATGATATAATAAGTGAAGGAACAAGTAGTAATATAATTCAAGGTTCTAACTCTAAAACTTTTAGTATCCTAGGAAATAATGGAATATTTGGAAAATTTACCTTAAGTTCTGAAGTTAATAGTCAAAAAAAATCTTCTGATATGTTTGGAGATGTATTTGGATATGCATTAAATCGTTTATATTTATTATTTCCTAATAATTTATACGACTCTTATGATAAAAATGCGTCAAACCTATATATACTAGCGAGCAATAAATTGTATGAATTAATATTTTCATTAATATTTATTATATTTTTAATTATTGCTATATTGATTACTTTAGATATTCTGATTTCTATATTCAAGATATTCTTTTTAAATAATAGTAAAGTATCTACTGATAAAACACAAGATGAAGTAAAAAGTTATGAACAACAATTTAAATCAATGATGAGTAATGCAAATGATAAAAATTATACACCACAATCTCTTATGTTGATAAAACCAGAATATATATATTTAATAATAATTCCAATATTTATTATAATTTATTGTATCATTCATAGTGTAATATATTATTATTTTTTTGTTAATGGTGCCTATTATAAAATTTCAGAACTATATAATAATTTAATAATACCAGATGAAATAATAAGAAATGATGTTTTAAAATGCTTAAATAAAAATATTGTAATAGACCCTAGTAAAAAGATAGTAAATAAAGAGTTACTTTTATTATTTCAAAACATTGCTTATGGTAAGGAAATTGATATATCTAAAGGTAAATATTATGTTATTGATATATCTGCAAATGATTATAAGGTTCAACAAAAAAATTTTGAAAATAAAATGTTAGATATTAATAAATACTTTACATATTCTAAAAATATTTACGATGCAAATTACTATACATTTGAATTTTTTGAAGGATTTAAAAAACTATACGATGAATTAAAAAATAAATATAAACATATACATAAGGACCTCAGTGGAAAAAACGATATTACAAAAGAACATAATACTGAAGAATATTTTATAAAAATTATGAAGTTATTACTAACAATCTATATATATTTTATTGAATGGAATAATAACGACCCTTATATATTAATTAAATTAAATAAATTAATATTTGGAAGAGTAGCAAATATTGGTATTCCAGAGATAGATGAAGATATAGAAAATACTTTAACATTTAGGGATATAATACCATACCATTTAAATGATTATAGAGAACCTAATATAGTGGATATATATAGAGGCGTTTGCATTTTTCTAGACGGTACAGATGATGCTGCTGATACAAAACGAAATGATGATGGAACATATACATTTAAAGATTCAACATTTGTGTTAAATAAATTTAAGGAGGCATTTGGTAAGGTAAGGAGATCTAAATTAGATGGACCTGAATATTCTTTAAATTTATATTTAGCATTTGAAATGGGATTAAATATATTTATAATTTTAATAATTTTAATTCTCTTAAAAATTATGTCAAATGGAGATGATAGCGAGTTTAATAAAAATATTACCTTTACGCAAACATTAGCAACGTGGATAGTTGCACAAATTGCTATATCTATATTTGGTATTATAAATGTATTAAGATTTGTATAATAAAATATTAATATTAATATTAATAAAGGATATATTATGGATGCGATAGACAAAGCTATATTAGAGAGAATTATGGATGCGATATTATATGTTTATGTAATAATTATGTTTATAATTTCTATATTATTATTATTAAATACTATTTTAAATGTTATATTATATAATTATTATAAATATGATGACAAAAAGGTTGATTATAATAATAAAAAATTATATGTCCACGAAACACTATCATACAAAATATTTATAAGTCAATTAAAAGATAATTTAAATAATTATAATAACTATTATTTTACATTAAATACAAGCAGTGATTTATTAAAAATATTCATTATGTTTACGTTAGTAATTTTTTCTTTATTCTTATTATTTGATATTTATATTTTGTTTATTGCTAAAAAGAATGCATATGACAAAAATATTATCCCAATGCTCATTGGAATTAGTATAATTTTTTATTTAATATATTATGCAATTTTATTCTGTGTTAATTATTATCAACTGATTCTTTCAATAATTATTATATGGTTTTTAACATCTGCGCTGACATTTTTTAAAATTTCTGGAGATTACTGGGATGGCGATAATAAGGAAGGTAATGAAATATACCATACTGTTAGTATAGTATATATATTCTCCACGTTTTTTTCTAATAAACCAGATTTGAAACATTTTTATATTACAATAATAATATTGTTTTTTATAATGTGGGTATTATTATTAGTATGTTATGGTATAATGGACGGAACAGTTATATACGAAAAAGTAACTTCTGCGACGAGAATACCAAATGCTATTAACTACGATTATTATAGTTTTAATGAAATTGATATTAAAACTAATAAATTTAATTCGTTAGAAAATTATTTTCATAATCATTATTTAAAAGATGTATCAAAGACAGAATTTATTACTTTAAAAAATAAATTAGAAAGTTATAATATTGATACTATAGGGGATTTTGTATTTGAATATGAGAATCCACGTATTAAAGAATGTATAAAAGATATTATATTAATATCAAATATTTTAAAAGATGAGAAATATACAAAGGATTATAACAAAACTAGATTAGATTTTATAAAATTATTTAGAATATTTTTAGATAATGAAATTATACATTCTGAGAAAAATATTTTAGGGAGATTTAATAATGAAAATGATTTGCATAAAGATTTTAACTTCATATTTAATATGAATAAAAATGTACCTAATCAACAAACTTATAATATTGATAATGTATTGATTGGTGCATTTCCCCTTGAATACGTTTTAAGTATTAAATAATAATATTTATTTTTATAATATTAATGAAATTATAAATAATTATTATATATATATATGATAAATATAATAATATGACAAATAAAGAGTTTCAAATACCTTATCTATTTATGTTAAAACAAGAAAATGAAGATAAAAATAATGATTACAATTATAGACTCATATCTAATATTTTTTTAAACGAGAATAATTTTAATCCTAAAAATGACCATTATTTATATATTTTTGGATTATTTCCTTGCAAATATATGCCATCCGCATATATTCCCTTTAATTATAAAAAATTATTGCAAAATATTAATAGAATAAATCCTAAAAATATAATAAAATTTGAAGAGATATTTAAAAGTGATGTAAAGGTCCAAGAAGAATTAAAGAAACGAATTGAAAACTTTACGAACAAAGATGCAATATATAATAAAATAAATCTATCGCTATTTGCAATTATATTAATATTTTATTGGTCTATTATATTATTACTATTTAATTATATATTTTTATATTATTATAGATCTGTATTTAATTATATGCTTGCAGTCATTTTATTTGGATTATTGTTATTTTCAATAATATGGAAGATGATATATACTATACAAAATTAATATTTTTATCTATAATACCTATAAGGAAGCATTATTTTTTAATATAATGGATAAAAAAATAGAATTTGCAAAAATATTATCAAGCAATATAGACGACGAAGATGATAATGTAAAGGAATCTGAATTAGATATAATAGACAGTTTAATAAAGGATATTGATTTAAAAAAAAATTATAATTCTCGGTACAATTTTTATATAAACTTTATCAAAATGTATAATCAAAACCCGAAAATTATTAAGTATATTTACACTAAATTGAATGCGATAAAAAATTTAAATGAAAATGAAAAAGGATTATTGGGAAAATTAAATTTTGCATCTAAAGGAGGATATGCAAAGGATGTTTCTGATAGTAATAATATATTAAATAAAAAAATAATTCTATTAATAAATAAAATTAAACTTGGTAAGCAAAAAAATATAGATATCAAAAATTCTCTGCATAAAAAATTAAAAGATTTAATAATAAATGCTTATGGTAAAAATATAAAAGAAGAATATGTTAATAAGGTTGTTAAAAGTATAATAAAAAAAGGAGGGGGTATTGTAGACTCGGGTGATAAGAAAGATATTTTGCAAAAAATAACATCAACTATGAATGAACTAAATAGTAGTAGAGATAAAGAAACTAAAATTACTGAAAATATATCAAAAAATAAATTTATATCTTTGATAAAAGACATAACAAGTAATTTAGAAGAAAAATATAAAGATATTAATGATATAAATGATGAAATAGATAGAAGTATTTATCCTATAATTGAAGATATTAATAAAATAGCAGGAACTACTGCAGTACCCACAAATATTGCAACAAATCCTGTAATTCAAAATACTCAAACAATACCACCTAAGTCTTCTATACCAGCATTAACACCTCAAACAAATAGAGTTCCCAATCAAGGTGCCAATCAAGGAGTCAATCAAGGTGCCGATCAAGGTGCCAATCAAGGAGTCAATCAAGGAGTCAATCAAGGTGCCAATCAAGGAGTCAATCAAGGTGCCAATCAAGGAGTCAATCAAGGTGCCAATCAAGGTGCCAA